AGCCTTCCTTGTAGCGCGCCCGCTCCACGAGGTGGGCTAGCGCTTCCGGGAACGGGGCTTCCTGCCGCATCGCCGTCTCGCTCATGCCGGCGCGAACTCCCTCGCTGCGCGTTCCGGGCCCAGCCATTCCGCGAGCGCGGCCAGGTCCCGGACAACGACCGCGCGGCCGGTGCCATCCAGCCACTCGTACGGGACACGGCGGGTGAGAACTGGTGCGGCCAGCAGGTCGGCACCGGAGTCGAGCTGGCCGCTCATCTTGGCCGCCAGCCACACCGCATCGGGGAAGCTCACCTCGGCGCCCTTGAGGTACTCCTGCCAGAACACCGTGGTGGAATGGTAGGAGATCTCGTGCTGCCGGCAGTCATCAACGATGACTGCCGGGTCCACCTGCGGGTACTGGCCGGGCAGGGCCTCGTTGCAGATCCGGCAGTAGATGCAGACCTTGCAGGCCCGCGACACCACCCGGAACATCTGCGGCCGGGGCTGGTAGACACGCGGTGGGGCTGGCTTACTGCGCGGGGGGAGTCGCAGTCGCATTGCCATTGTCCTTTGTTTTTGGCGCTTGCGAAGGTGCTATTGAACAGCGACACCTGGGATGCTGCAATGGATGAAGCGCACCACTAATGAATGGCTGACCGAGTTGGACGGGGCCTTGGTCCTGATTGGCCATACAGGCAGAACAGACCCTAGAATCGTTCCTGGTAATCCAGCGTATCCACTTTATGCCTGCCTTTTTGTAAGCGGCATAGGCAGCGAGGCCAGACGCCCACGAAACCTCCGTCTGGGTGACCAGCAGAGCGCTTGTGAGACTGGCCAGTACCGCAGCGATCTGATCCGCGAGTTCGTCCGCTGAGATCTTCCCCTCGAGCGCGGCGAGGAGGATCCGCTCGAGGCGGGACAGCCGGGTTTCCAGCATCCACCCGATCCGGTGGTCCCCCTCGGCGAGCAGCAGAGCGAGCGCTTCCGCGTCTTCACGGATGCTGCCGGTGGCGATCAGCGCGACCGCGGAGGACCACCCGAGCGCCCACGCCGACGCCCACAACGCGGTGAGAACGGAAGTAAGCGCGGCGAGTACCGCGGCGGTAACGCCAGCCGACGCGAGGTACGCACGTGGTGACTGCTTCCGCTGTTTCGGCTGGGGCTGCTGCTGGGGCTGGGCGGGGATGACGACCGCCCGGGCACCCGGCACCAGAACCCGGTGCTTACGCTTCCGTTTCCGCCAGCTGCCCAGCGTTCACGCTCGCACCGAGAGCGCTCGCGAGATGCTGCGCCTGCTCGTACGCCAGCTGGCGGTCCGTGAACCAGCCGGGCCACAGGGTGCAGGCTTTGAGCAGGTCGCCGTCGGCTGCCACGCCACCCCCGGGCCCCGCCGTAGGCTTGCCTCAGCGAAAGGAGGTGAGCATGGGCAACATCACGGTTGGCCGCTACAGCGATCCTGAGAGCGTTGGCTACCAGGGCTGGCTGGAACCGGCGGACAGAACGTGGATCGCCTTCGTCAGGATCGACGGCATCCCGGTGTTCTTTCTTGGCCGTGACCTGGAAACAGGCGCGGTGAACTAGGCACCAAGCGGCCTGCGGGACGAGCGGGCCGCATCACTCGTGTCGTTGCCGCTCACGCGCTAGAATTGCTGGTGCTCTAGGCATGAGGTCTGCTTCACGCCGGGCCATGGGACGGCGCTAAACACAGCCCATGGTGGTGCCGCAGGTTGGGTTCGGGAAGGCCCCTGCTGCTGGTCTGGCAAGCCAGCGCGACGGCGGGGGCCTTCAACTTGCCCGCTCAGTATCGCCCTGGCCGCCGAGGGTTTCGCGGATGGCCCGCAGCTCCCAGATGACCTGCCGCAGCAACGTCGCTATGCAGTCCAGTTGCTCGCCATAGGCGGGAGCGCGCCACGGGGAGTCCATGACGCGCTCCCGGCCAGGCTGGGTCAGGGGGTGGGCTCGTCGACCGGGGTGCCCGGGGTCAGCACGAGCGTGGCCACGCCACCCGGCGTCACGGTGATCACGTCGGTACCGTTCAGGGTACCGTCGGTCACCGAGATGTTCGCGGTGCCTGGCGCGACGGCCGCGAAGACGCACGAGAGGGTGTCGCCGGACGGGGTGAGGGTAACCACCGCGCCGTTGTCGTCGGACGACCAAGTGAGGGTGTCCGAGACGGCCACACCCTTGCTGTCCTCGGCCTCGCAGGCGTAGGTGACTTCCTGACTGTCGGTCATGGTTACGGACATGCCGTGTTCTCCTGTCTTGGTGCGGACAGCAGGACCGGGATAGTCCGGCTGCTGGAAGGTGAATGGGGCCGGCCGCAGATGCAGCCGATGGGGGGGTTCGGTGAGCCAGCGGGCGAACAGGCCCGCTGTTTCGAGGACGCAGATGGGGATGGGGCCGGTCTGGTCGAAGGGGCCGCGCGGCTGGTCGATCGCGGCGTGGAGTTCGGTGGCGAGTTTCAGGCCGATGAGGCGTGCGCGGTCGGCGTTCATGTGCCTCCCCCGGCGTGTTGTGGTACCTGCGGGCAGGGCGGCACGGTAGTGTTGCGTAGACACAACGGAGATGGGGGGTACAGCATTGAAGGTCAAGCGCGGCAGATCGCCGATGTCAGACGCTCCCGGCTACGACCTGAAACCGGACCTGGACGCTGTCCGCACGTTCGCGGACCTCACCGCAGCGCTCCGGGACTTCCGGGTCTGGGCCGGGGAACCGTCCTACCGGAAGATGGCCGCCGACTGCGGGCAACTACTGTCCTCGACAGCGATCTACCGGGCACTCCACAGTGACCGGCCCATAACGGCCACAGCAGTTCAGGCAGTCATCCGTGGATGCGGCGGTACCGAGGACGACGAAGCCCGCTTCGTGAGGGTATGGATGCGGGTCAACACCAACACCAAACACACAACGGGGGAATCGCGATGAACAAGCCCGGCAGTAAGCGGCTGGAGACCCACCATGTCTCCACCCACCAGTGCGACGGCAGCTACGGCGCGGTGATCGACGTGTACTACGTGTACCTGCTGAACGACGGCCGCCTAGTGAACGACCTGGGCGGGGTGCGCCTCACCTTGTCCGACGTGGACGGCGTGAAGGACGGGACCATCGAGCCTGAGGAAGCCCTCCGGCTCGCAGATCGTATCCGGGACACCGCGAACCTCGTCCTGGTGGCCAGGAAACACGGTGTGGTACCAGACGCCGTGCCCGCAGAGTGGACCAAGGAAGGAACCCTGTGAGCATCCCGCCACGCGACATCTTCGCCGCCGAGGCACGCCGTGCCATCGAGATGCACGACGAATGGGACTCGCCGCACTGCTTCATGACCCTGCACTGGGACGGCGAGAAGGTGTCCATTGGCACGTACGCCAGCATCATGCTGGACATCGAGCCGACCGCCTACCCGGCCTACATGATCAGCCTCGCCCGGGACGAGCACGAGAAGAACCCGGACGACCCGGCATACGCCTACCTACTCCAAGCAGAATTCTTCGGTGCCAGCGAACCGGGACCAGATGCCAGCGACGAGGAACACGCCCAGTTCCAGTGCGACCGGCTCGGCCGCACCTTCCACCAGCGCTCCGCCGCAGAAGAGGTCGCCACCGCATGGTGCGCCGACGTACACGGCCGGCTCTGGGCAGCCACGAAACGGCGCAGCAAGCCAGGAGAGATCCACGAGCAGTTCTACGCGCCAGGCAAGGCGCCGGGCGGCCAGATGATCCGCGGCCTGCTCGCCGTCGCCTACAGCACCGGCATGATGGCCTACGGACTAGCCGGGCCACCGTGGATGGCGAACTGATCGCCCACGGCGGACTTCTGGAACGAGTGGGTCTCTTCCCAGCGCATGTCCCCGGAATCCACCGTCCCGACGTAAGCCTCAATCGGCTTCCCGAGCTTCCGGGCGGCGAGCACCCGGTGATGCCCGTCCACCACCCGCAGAGTGTGGGCATCTGGGACGGACACCATGATGACCGGGCCGGGATCCTCACCGGCTTCCATCGCGGCGGCGAACCGTTCCACCTTGCGCTGGTGCGCGGCAGCCCACGTGTGCAGGTGCTGGAAGTCGATCCGGTCCATCGGCACCTGGGCACGCACCCAGTCCGCGTCTTTCACCCAACCCAGGGCGTTCTCAGGAAAATTGTCCCGCATCGCCCGCAGCACCCATTTGCCCTTGACCGGCACACCACCGAGCCCGTCAGCGGTCTTCGTGATTGTCTTCCCGCCATGAGCCTGCCGCACCTGGTCGAACGACTCAGCGAACAGGGGGTGCAGCGGCATGTCCTTGGCCTGCATGGCGGTCACCCACGCCCAGCCGCTGGTCTCGTGGCTCGTCGAGCCGTCCACGGCCGGCTGGAACATCTCCGGGGCGTCACAGACCACCGTGTGAAAAGCCCAGCCGCCATGATCGGCCGTCACCACATGGCCTGGGCGGAGGTTCGGGAGGACACCTAGTTCCTCGGTCGCCTCACGGATCGCGCCCATCGCCGGCAGTTCACCCTCATGCAGCGCACCACCCGGCAGGCCCCACGTCCCCGCATGATCACTGGTCTGGCCGCGGCGCTGCAGCAGGTAATGCCACTTCCCGTCGCTCTTGGCCCGGATCAGCAAACCGGCGGCGCCATGCTCACCCCAGTGCCGGTGACCCTCCCCGCACCGCGTGAACCCTTCTGCGGCCTTCACCGACGCACCCAGCGTGATCCGCGCTACCTCACACGCCTCATCGCCGGACATGCCTTTCGCCATGTTCTCCGCGACCTGCCCCAGCAGGCGGACCGGGACATGGCGGGGCTGCCACGCCGTTATCTGCCCCCCCCGGCGCAGGTGAGAGCGCAGCAGCCCCAGTTCACGGGCCGCCTTCGCGGCATCCAGCCCCTTGTACCCGGTCGGCTGGGTCAGGTCCGCGGCGCCAGCAGCGAGGGCATTCAGTTCGTCCTCGTCTTCGGCGACGAGCATCCCCTGAATCACCTTGGTGGCACGGGTCTGCGAAGCGGCAGTCGGCCGGCCGGAGGACTCGGCGGCGGCACGGAGGGGGGCGACAGGGCCTTTGCCTTCGACGGCACGGGCCCCCGAGTGAGCCGGGGTTCCCACGGAGCCTGTGCGGTTCTGGGTGGCGGTAACCCCCCGCGCCTGGCCCTGGCGCTGGCCACGGGACATCTGATTGCGGGGCTTCGCCGGAACGGACGGGCCGCCGGGCCTGGATGCAGTCGACGGGCCGGTGAAGTCCGCGGCTTGCGGGACCGCCGCACCGGGCGAACTCCCGGGTGCTGGTGCGCCGCCCTGAGGCATGGACGTAGCGCCCGAAACGCCGGTTAGCGGCACGAAGCCCGCCCACGAAGTGCTCCACCCGGGGTCCGAAGTGATCGGAAGACCCCACGGTTCGAGGCCGAGCATCTGCCTGCCCTCGTCAATTGAGAGCAGGCCAGCACCAATCTCCGCGACGATCTGGCCGACCTCGTCTTCAGTTCCTTCTTCTTGCAATCCCTCCCAGGAAAGCTCCATATCAGACATTCCGCAGATATCCTGAATAACCTTGTCGAAAATGGCAAGCTTCAGGAACAGGAGAATCGGGATGGTGGACTTCCGCTGGCGAAGCTCAACGTGGGCGGTAACGGCCTGCCGGGCCGCACCCGAAGACGCAGAAGCGGCTGCGGACAATTGCGGCAAAATGCCAAGCTCGAATGGCTGTATATCAAAGCCCATTGCCGTCTGGATTTGCACAAGCGTGTCGAACTCGTCGGCGAGTGTCGTACCCTTCTGCGGGTCGATCTTACTGCCGCCGGGCAGCACGATGATCTTGTGCTTCCATGCGATATCCCCGGCAATCGCGTTCAGGGCGTCCTGGAGTTCCCGCAGCTGGGACGGGGTCATCGCTGTGTCCCCAGGGCTCACATATACGGCCGGAACCGTACCTTCAGCGAAAAAGTCCAATTGATACTGCTGTTTGTTGATTCCAGCCATGATGGGCACAAGTGCCCGCTCTAGAAAACTGTGACCGAATGGCGTCCATACGCGCCGGGTGAACGGCAGGTAGAACAGCTGGTCGTTTCCGTACTGGCCTAGGAGCCCATCCTCATCCGCGTCGGCGAGAAGGGTCATGAGTTCGACGCGTGGGACGCTGTAGTCGAAAATTTGAAAGGCTGGGTTGGGGGGAGCTGGCATTCCTCCGCGGACGTTCAACAATGGCTTCACTTGCGCGCCGTCAATTAGATCAAGGGCTGCAAGATTGGATCCGAGAAGGCCCTTGCCATTTACCCGGGAAGGGTGAAAGTACAACGAGAGTGCGTCGGTGACGAAAAACTCTTCCAGGATGGCGTTGAACCACGAGGTGAAGTCCGCGTAATTCGGGTCAGGCCGGCGGAAGAACTTGACGACCTTGGCGCGACGCTCCTGGAAGTCGCGGGCCGCCTTGTGGTCACCACGCATCGCCTTGGCGGCCTGGGCCGTCGGTGCTACGTCCCAGCCGATCCCGCGGAGTTCAGACTTCCGCAGCTCGATCGCGGACCGGGCAATAGAGTACAAATCCGCGAGTTTACGAAGCGTCTCAAAGTCGGCCAGACGACCCAAACCA